GCGGCCGCTACAGCGCGAACTGCACAAAATGCTCGACGAAAACCGCTTTAACGTCCTCGTAATGCATCGACGGTTCGGCAAGACGGTCTGCGCTATAAACCATCTAATCAAGCGCGCTATTGAGGAAAAAAAACCAAAACCGCGCTTGCATTACGTCAGCCCCACATACAGACAATCCAAATTGGTGGCCTGGGACTACCTACGCAGCTTTACCGCCGGCATACCCGGCACGAAATACCACGAAACAGAACTAAGGTGCGATTTACCGAATGGCGCAAGGATAACGCTGCTTGGAGCAGAAAACCCTGCATCATTGAGAGGCATATATAGTGATATGGCCGTCATGGACGAGGTGGCGTCCATGCCGGAAAGCATATTTCCAGAAATCATAAGGCCGGCGCTTTCCGATAGAAAAGGATCCGCCTGCTTTATTTCGACACCCCAGGGACACAATTATTTTTATGACCTTTGGGAAGCGGCCGCCACGACACCGGGTTGGGCGCGCAAAATGTATAAGGCGTCGGAAACCAGGCTACTGGATGACGACGAACTGGCCGCCGCCAAGGCGACCATGACGGAAGACCAATATAATCAGGAATTTGAGTGCAGCTGGGTAGCTAACGTCCCCGGCTCCGTATTTGGCAAGGAATTACAGGAAGCGGATGACAAGCAAAGAATTACCAGTGTCCCATATGACCCAAGGTTTAAGGTTGATACGTTCTGGGATCTGGGAATGCACGACTACACCGCGATCCTATTTGCGCAATCTGTGGGCCGCGGTGAAATCCACATCATTGACGCTTATCAAAACCGTGGTGAGGGTCTGCCGCACTACGCCCGTGTATTGCAAGAACGCGGTTATCTCTACGGCACGCACTATGGGCCGCACGATCTGGAAGTCCGTGAAGTGGGCAGCGGCAAAAGTCGCAGGGAAATGGCATACGACCTGGGCCTCAATTTCCGCGTGTTGCCGAGGTTGCCTGTTGAAGATGGCATCCATGCTGCGCGGTTACTAATCCCACGGCTATGGTTTGACCGCGACAACTGTCGCGACGCTCTGGAAGCACTTCGGCACTACCACCGCGCCTATAACGAAAGAACGCGGACGTTTCGCGACCAGCCCGTTCACGATTGGTCGTCACATTTTGCAGACGCCCTGAGATACATGGCGATCGGTCTTGAAACGCGCAGTGAAGACGCAATTCCGCCGCAACAGTTTGCGGACAACAACTACAACCCATTTGGAAATGTAGCAGCATGAGTTTTTTATTCCCGAAGGTAAGCGTTCCACCGCCACCTCCAATCCCGCCCGTTCCACCACCGCCGGCAATTTTGGCGCCGGACACAACCGTGAAGACAAAAGTCCGGCAGGATATGAAACGCCGGAAGGGAAGAAAGGCAACAATCGCCACTAGCGGAACGGGATTAACCACTGAAGCAGAGGTATCAAAAGCCTCATTGTTAGGATCATCAGAATGACCAGAGTCGTACAACGGATTTTTAGCCCACCGCCTCCTCCTCCTCCACCGCCGCCTGTAGAGCCAGAACCGGTAGTTCAGGCGCCAACAGTCACCCCCGATACCGTCGTTAAAGTCGGTGAAACCGAGCAAGATAAGCGATTGAAAAAAGTAAGAACGGGCGCCGGCAGAGGCGCTCGACTAAGTGGCTCTGTTCTAGGCTCGGCACCGACTACTTCTAAAACCTTATTGGGCAGCTAAATGGCAAGTGACGATCGCGCCGCCGTCCTGCTAAAGCGCCTGGACAAGCTGGCGGAACAGCGCAGCACATGGGAACACCATTGGCAGCAGATAGCGGAATACATCGTTCCGCGAAAAGCTGACGTAACAAAGTCCCGTAGCGCCGGCGACAAGCGCATGGAGCTAATCTACGACGGCACCGCTATCCATGCCGCTGAAATGCTGAGTGCATCCCTGCACGGGATGTTAACCAATCCCAGCATGGCATGGTTCGATCTAGCGTTCGTCGAGGAAGAACTCAACACGGACGATGAGGCCAAGGAATATCTGGAAGGCGTGACACAAATTATGCAGCGCGAGTTTCAGCGCTCAAACCACGCCGAACAGGTGCATGAGCTTTATCACGATCTCATTACTTTCGGCACCGGCGTTATGTTTATTGAAAACGCGCCCGAAGGCGGTGTGCGTTTTGCTACTCGTCACATATCAGAATGTTACCTGGCGGAAGATGAATATGGACGTGTGGATACGGTTTTTCGCAAGTTTAAACTTAGCCTACGTGCCGCCGCGATCCAGTTCGGGGAAGACGCGCTTGGCGATAAACTGGTGCGCAAACTTGAGCGCAATCCTTATGAGGAAGTTACGTTCGTTCATGTCGTGATGCCGCGGGATGAAAGAGACGCGCAGAAAATAGACAGCGGCAATAAGCCGTTTGCTTCCATCTACATTGAGCCAACACAAAAGATAATTATCCGCGAGGGCGGCTTTGACGAGTTTCCATACGTTTGCCCACGCTTTCTAAAGGCGAGCTTTGAGCAAGGCTACGGTCGATCGCCGGCAATGACGGCATTGCCCGACACCATGATGATCAACGCTATGTCGAAGGTGACAATCACCGCGGCACAGAAACAGGTCGATCCGCCTTTAATGGTGCCGGATGACGGGTTCATGCTGCCCATCAAAACCAAACCGGCGGGTTTGAACTTTTACCGCAGCGGCACCCGTGACCGCATCGAGCCATTGCAAATAGGCGCCAATAATCCCCTTGGCCTTAACCTGGAAGAGCAGCGACGGCAGGCAATTCGATCGGCGTTTTACGTCGACCAGCTGGTGCTGGGCGCTGGGCCGCAAATGACGGCGACGGAAGTCGTGCAAAGAACTGAAGAAAAAATGAGGCTGCTTGGCCCCGTGCTTGGGCGCCTGCAAGCTGAATTGCTCCAACCCATGATTGAGCGCGTTTTTGCGCTGCTTATCCGGCAAGGCAAAATACCGGAAGCACCTGAGACAATAGAGCAAGAAAGCCTCGACATTGAATACGTCAGTCCGCTGGCGAAGGCACAGAAACAATCCGACGTGCAGGGCATTATGCGGTTGTTTGAACTGCTTAGTCCTCTTGCTGGCATTGACCCCGGTGTATTTGACCACCTCGATACCGATGGCCTTGTTCGCTACATGCTCCGCACGCTTTCCATCCCGGCCAGCGTCACAAAGGGCGAAGGCGAAATAGCACGCGATCGCCAGGTACGGCAGGAGCAACAGGCACAGCAGCAGGAATTGAACGAAGCAACGCAGACCGCTGAAGCGCTTGGATCCGTGGCACCGGCAATCAAGGTGCTGCAAGGCGGTGGTCAATGATTGAGGAACTGCGCGAAGACGCAAAACACATATTTAATACAAACGAAGGGGAGCGGCTGCTTGAAGATATGAAGCACCGCTATGGATTTTATACCCCGACCTTTCGCGGTGATCACTGCGAAAGTGCCTACGCAGAGGGACAGAGATCTGTCGTTCTGTTCATCCTGTCGCTCCTGAGCGACCGCAAACCAATAGAAGGAGAAGTAGATAGTGGCTGAAGAAGAACAGGTAGCGGAGGTCTCCGAACCGGAGGTAGCCCCGTCTGACGATTGGAAAGCTGTTATTGATGATGAAGGGTTGCGCGGACATACCGCTCTCGATCCTATCCAATCTGTCCAAAATTTAGCAAAGGCATATGTAAATGCGTCCTCGATGATCGGGCGCGATAAAATTCCATTGCCTGGCGAACATTCCAGCGCTGAAGATTGGGGCGAAGTTTACGATCGCCTTGGCCGGCCGGAAAGCGGTGAAGCCTACAATCTTGAAGCTGGAGAGGAGCCTGACGAGAACTTATTGGGTTGGTTTAGAAACACCGCGCATGACATCGGACTAAACAACGATCAGGCGCAAAAATTGTTGGCCTCGTATAACGAGCTAACTGCAAGTCAGGAAGAAGAGGCGCCGAACGTCGAAGCTATGCGCGCTCAGGTTACAGCTGATTTGCGTAAGGAATATGGAAACGCATACGAAGACCGTTTGTCACTCGCTAACGGTATGTTGTCGGAGCTTGGCAACAATGAATTGACCGAAATTCCGTTAGCCGATGGAACGCTATTAGGTGACCACCCCGAATTTATAAAATCGATGGTGGGCATTGGTGAATATATAAGAGACAAGGTCAGCGAAGATGACTTCGCCGGCTTTGAGAAATCTAACACGGCGATGACGCCATCCGAGGCGCAAGACAAGCTGCGCGAGATTGAGGCACCTAACGGGCCTTTGTTTGATGGCAAGCATCCGCAGCACGATTTCTTCGTGCAGGAACGCAATCGCCTTTATGAGCATATCTACGGAACCGATGCGGTTGCGTAGTGCAAGGTAGCCGAAAGGTCTTGCCGCAAACCTGTAAGTCAGGTCGACCATCAGTCGTTAAGTGAAGGTTACGTCCGCAAGGGAAGCGTGCCGAGAAATTTTTTTCAACCACAACTGTAGGAGGATCTTGTGTCCACACAAGTCACCACAGCGTTTGTTCAGCAGTTTAGCTCAAATATCGCTTTACTTGCTCAACAGCGCGGAAGTGTCCTTCGCGGTGCGGTTCGTGAAGAGTCTGTCACGGGCGAAAAAGCGTTTTTCGACCAAGTAGGCTCCGTTGCGGCCGTTAAGCGGACGACGCGGCATGGGGATACTCCCCTTGTCGAAACACCCCACTCAAGGCGAATGGTAACCCTTGAAACCTATGAATGGGCTGACCTGATTGACGACGCCGACAAAGTAAAAATGTTGGCTGATCCGACATCGACCTATGCTCAGGCAGCTGCCGCAGCTC